TCTAACATAGTAGATTTCCCTGCACCGTTGGCTCCTACAACCAAATGAGATTGAGCATCAGTAATATTCACCTCTGTGAAAGAGTTTCCTGTAGATAAGAAATTCTTCCAACGAATCTTTTCAAATACGATCATTCAATCTTGGGGTGGTGGTATAACAAAATCGTCTGGCTTGATGAAACTGAATGCATATCCATGCATTGTACAGTTTTCCTTCACTTGATCCTCCTCTATCTCACTAACAGCAAGCTTGCGTGGATAATTATCTGCCAACAGCATTTGATAATAGCGTGTTGCATCATCTTTGTCAAGGAATATTTGAACCACACGCTCAGTATGGTTATCATCCCTTACAGCATACACGCCACCAGTCTTTTTGTCTAGCAGTACAAACATTAGACTTCCGCAGCCTCCATGTATAGTGATTTTAGTATCTTAAATATACCCTCTTTGTTTTCAAATTCAGACACACATTGCTCTAGTATAGTCAATGTATCTTCCATCTCGACATCATCATCAACATCATCCAATTCATATGACATATCCTCAATGATCTTAAGGTCTGCTAGGTCAGCAGATTGTAGTCTACGTACAATACTGTCAAACTTAACCTGATCCTTCTTCTCTTCTACTATAACCTTCACATACATTCCGTCAAGGTCTTTGATTTGTCTAGGTGTTAGATTTGTTTCGTCGTTATAATATATCTTATGAAATGTTTTAAAAGGATTCTCGTAGAATGTTAAACTACCATTAGTATTTAGAGTATGAAACCCTCTTGCAGCACCATAATCATTCCAATATAACTGACAAGGGTTACCCAAGTATCTAATATTACTCTTACTACTTTTAAAATGAAAGTGTCCAGAGCATACTAACTTAAACTTCTTTAATAGGTTTGGGTCATCACCATGATCCATAGTGAAACCAGGTATCGGATCGAAACCATTCAATTCAAAATGACCCATACAATACTTAGCATCGGTATCCCTAATTGCTTCCATGCATGCTTGACGGTTTTCATCACATATCCATGGTACAAGCATCATCTTCTTACCACCTATAATCCTCTCACCTGGACAATAAATGATCTCAATATTATCAAACTCCCCAAGAAGAAGCTCAGGGCTGTTAACACGAAGAGTATTCTTGAAATAGATGTCATGATTTCCTAATAACATTGTCTGCTTAATGCCCCTATCTTGCAAAGGTCTAAACCACATGTCCTTTGCTTCTTCTAGTGACGAAAAATTAATACCCTTCCTCCTATCAAAGGTGTCTCCAAGATTTAATATCTCAGTGATACCTTCCTTATCAATAAAAGGTAGGACTGTTTCTGTATAAAACTTACGATACCTATCCACATAATGCTGATTGTCATTTCTTACACCGAAATGCTGATCAGTTATTAGGAGTACTTTCATACAAGATTACCGTTAAAGTTTATGCTTATTGCTTGCCTTTGACCAGTTGCAAACTCTGTCCGATGTCGTACCCAACCAGGAAATAATATGAAGTCTCCTGTTTTAGTTGGCACCGTCTCAGATATTATAGACTCTCCCCAGTCTTTTTGCAAGGGGGTCAACCTATGAATGTAATCTAATGGATCACAGAGTTGGATGTCACCACCCTCACCCTTCTCCAAATAGTATACAGACGCAATGTGGCATCCAAACTTACCACTAGAGTGTGAATGCTCTCCAGTCCAGTCACCCTTCTGATGTAGGTTAGCCCAAGCTGAGGTAGGTTCTATTTGAGCAGATGCAAACTTAAGATGCTGATCCCAATACTCTAGCACAGATCCCATCATCTCTTCTATAACTTGAGCAACCAAAGGTTCCATCATGAGATCCATACCCAACTCACCAGTAGATAAATTAGACTCCTTTGCCCATGCTGCCTTATTACATTGCTTATATTTCTCAGCAAGTACCTCTACCAACCCTTCAGGAGGATCAATATGGCCCTTCAAAACTGGGACGGGGAATAGGTTTAATAACTGGTTCATCGAATAATACCTCATTCATGTACATATCTGCAAAGCTTTCATCAAACCATTGCTTTAATATACCACGTGTCTTATCATTTTTTTTCTGCTGTTTACAATACCAGATCTGATCATCCAGTCTCTTCATCACATTAACCCAGAAGGTATCCTTCTTGGTCTCAAATATATGGTCTTTAAATAAGGAAAGGTAATGGAGGATAATACAATAGAAGTTTGCTATATCTATCTCCTCATCCAATCTTGTAAACTTACAGTATGGTGAGAAGATCTCATCACCCCACAGTGGGAGTGGTCTCTTACCCTTAAAATTATACTCATTACTAAGTTCTCTTACCCCTGCATAAAATTTCTCTGACACTCCAAACACAGGAGATACATCAACGATAGCAGCAGTAACTGTCTTGTCATTAGCAACTATATCACATCCAAATATAGGTAAGGCATAGTGAGGATCAGGAAACAATACACAATGTAGTATCCTCATGTCATTGATCTCTGCCAACTCAAGGTGCATCTTCCTTAAGACAGGATTCTTATACATTGTATTTTTAATTATCAACCCATCCTTCTTGACTTCCTTCATAGGACTGTCTATCTTCTCTACGTCAGGGAGATCCTGCATAGAATAAGTCAATAGCGTTGCTACATCTTGTACAAAATCTCTATGCATAACTAAAAAAGAATTCCCTGATTATTTTCTCCGACTCTTCTTTACCAAAGGCACTACCCAGATACCCTGATATAGGATCTAACTTGATCATATACTTATCAAAGTCATGGTAGTAACTACCATCCATACCAGTAGGTTTAACCCTATCTATCATCTCCTTATAGAGTGACAGATAATATTTGAATGTAGGTAGGTATGTGTCTACATGCTTTGCTTCAGTGTGCCTTACAAATATATTATTAGAGAAATGATTACCTGGTTCAAAGAAACGATACTTCTCTGTTGTCTTAGGTAATGGTGGTACATCTAACAGATAATTCTCTGTTGGATGTTGGAAATCAAATACTATTATTACCTTCTTATCACTGAATCCCATCAGATCCATACCAAAGCAGGGGACTATCTCCTCTCCTACATCTGGTGTCTTAGGATATATGATATTGTTGTGTATATTAAGCTTCTTTCCGTCCCATATATCTACATGCCTAGACTTTAGGAAATTCTCACCACTGTATAAATCAGCAGTTAACTTAGTACCTTTCTTATTCTCCCACGTTGCATGATTAGATTCAAATTTTAAGTCGGGGAAGACATCAAAGACTGCTGATCTATAACCAGCCCATAAATCTTTCATTATCCCCTCATATTAGTTTCAATACGACCCTTGATGCTATTCATCTCAGAGTGGTCATCATTATTATCTGAGTGGAAGACTTGCTCATACCCACTCTTCTCTATTAATTTGTCTCTTATATCCATTTGACGCTTCTCTTTAGCAATACGTCTGAGAAATGCGTAGTAAATTATTTGTGTGAAATAAGCGAAGGGATTCTTTGACTTGGCAGGATCAAAGTTATCAATATACTGAACACAATTCTCTACTCCATCAGAGATCATGTCCTCTTTATACATGTAGTTGATAAAGTTAGGTCTGTATGACAAATGTGTAGCAATCTTTAAGAAACATTCAGCAAGGTAGTGTGTTATCCTTGGTTTTTCTTTATCTAATGCTCGAGCTTCATCAACAGCTTCACGGTACTTTGTGATCTCTGCTAAAAACTTCTTATTGTCAACATAGTGTTGTTTCTGTTTACGTGCCACTCGTGCTGCCATATGATTATCTCACCTGTATACATTGTATAGTATTGTTTACTTATTGTCAATGCTATTGGTACGTTTCCAGAAGTCTTCAAGCTTTGCTCTAGCATCTGATACCTTACCAACTAGTCCCATATTCTTATTAATTTCTATCTCTACTTCTTGCTTGTTACCACCCTTCTCTTTCCTTACCCACATCTTATACATGAGAACAGATTCCATAGCCATAGGTGCTACCGTAGTAACATCATCCTCATTGACCATATAAAATTCCTCATCGGCAAACATCATCCACTTAATTAGACCTACTGCCATACCCATCTGACCATCCTTTTCTACTTGATGTTGTTGTGGACTAGCAGGGTCTTGTATATAAAATACTGTTTTACCTGGAGCATTCTCCTCTTCAGTAGCAATCATGGAACCTAAGATAGTTTCACCTGACTTAAGTTTCATTACTCCAAAAAATTCTTGCTCGTGTCTAATGTAGTTAATCATCCCTTTAAATTAACCTTGGTGATTTCATAATCAAATGATTCTTCATCATATATTTTAATCCTCTCAGAGAGATGCCTTAATGTATAATTGTATTGATGATCTTTAGAGCAGTCATCAGCGATGTCATACAACGTTGCCTGTGCTTTGTTATCACCCTTCCTCAATACCCTTCCAATAGATTGCAAATTCCTTACCCTAGATTTACTAGGAGAAGCAAAGATAACATTATGAAGATTCTTAATGTTAATACCAGTAGAGAAGGTTCCATACGATGCTAATATTATAGCATCTTTTTCACGTTCGCATATGCTACGTGCTTCTTCCCTCTCATAGGCATCAACGCCACCGTGTATAAAGAAGATCTTACGATCTTTACTTACCTTATTATTTATCATTTCCCACAGAGGTTCTCCGTGCTTCTCTATGTAATTAAAGAGTACTAGTGTGTTACCTTTTAAATCTAGTGCTAAGTTACATATAAAGTTGCTACGTCTGGTGTGCATACATAGGTATTCCATCTCCTGTTGATAGTGATCAAAGGGTACCCACCCATGTCTTAGTAGTACAACCCGCACCTTCAATGGTGTTAGGTGTCCTTTCTTCATCAGGTCTGATGTCTTTGTTACCCTATCAACCCTACCAAACAATCCTTCTAGCACTAATTGATGTGCTTCCATACCATCTAAGGTACCAGTCAAACCTATACGATACTTCGCATCCATACACTTGGTGAGGATACCTGTAAGACTCTTAGCCTTGTATTGGTGTGCTTCATCACCTATAATAACGTCAAACCTTTCAAAGAATTTCTTAGGCTCCTTGTATATACTTTGCCACGTGCTTATAACTACAGGTTGGTCTACATATTTCTCTTCACCACCCATAATCTTA